GTGATCCTCAGTTGCTACAAGTCCACCTTGTGGTAGACTCTAGCATTGCTGGCTAATGGTGCCACGGCACTTTTAGTTCGAGTGTTCCGCGCTACGACGTCTCTCACGAGACGCACGTCCTGAGGATAGGAGAGTTATCTCTGAATCCTAAGCGGGCGCTCCGGTTTTGTTATTGAGTTCCTCATGTGGGGGCGTGTGTCTGATTAAAGTTATCAGGTTTAACCAGTCCTCTTAGTAAGGGATGTCGTCCCTGTAAGAAGTTACCGCTGTAACTCACTAATGGTTGCTCTGAACTGGTATGACCCAGCCAGTCGGCAGATCCCTGGTGAGGTACGAAAGTACGATAAATACTCACCCTTGACAAGGGTCCAAGATTGGACGTTAGGCATACGCTCGGTCTACGGGTCCCGTTTGTGGGAAACTGTAGTCAATTCGTATTGAAGTGATCCGCGGACTCAGCGCGAAGAGCGTTGGGTTTGTGGTGATCCGATCAAGACCATCACTGGTCGAAGAAACGAATACAGCCAACTACATCGGGAGCAACCCGTAGTAGGTACCCTGGGAGGTTGAGGTTCCTGATACGCTAAATGGTATGATATTGCTCATAAGCAGTTTACTTATGAGGGTCTAGAGATAGACCAACGTTAATAACAAAAAGGGCATCCGCTCGTTGTTAGCGCCGGGAGACCGACGGGTCGAACGGGGTATTGTGCCAGGGGGGCGTGGATGGGACTACTTCAGTCCCAGGACAACCTAATTTAGGGTATCCACCCCTAACCCTCTACCAAGAGGTGCCTGCGGCCCTTTCACCGCTCATCACGAAGTGAAAGCAAACCGAAGTGGACCGCCCCTCCCTATAAACATTAATTATGTAAATGATTAAACTACTACAAACTTTAGCGATAACTCGCCGCGGTCTCGTAGGAGTTGGGAGAGTGCGATCTTGGCAGCCAGACCTAAAAGTCTGGCACCGTCTTATGGGTCCACTGGTGAGTGTACTCAGACTGACGGTAGGGAAGGTGACTAAAGACCGTATTGTATCAATTGTTCCCTTCGCTAAGGAGTGTGCTCGGTTAGCAAGACATCGAGGTACTAAGGGGCTCGTGCAGTATTTAAAAGTATGTAATGTACTCGTACTTCACGCGTTACCTGGCTCCAAGATGAAGTCCGGGAGTCGTGAAATCGGGAAGGTAGCTGTAAAGGTGACGCATGACGGATTGCCTCGGGTCATACCGAGACGACACCGCGCGCTGATCCGGAATGGGGATATTCTCGTTACACGGCTATGGTTGACTTTGTTTGGTCTTTACCGAATACTACCGTATAAGGGAAGGCTGAGCATTGCTTCTATCACCGATCCTGGTGTTGCAATCCCGCATATATTAATCAAAGGTTTTGCTAAATTTATCGTTAAGATATTTTTTCCATTACTAGAGACTATGTATGACGAGGGGAGTCTCATTGGGATCGATCCTGCATCATTGAAACCCGTTCCCTTGTCCCTAACGACTACCGGATCCAACTCTGGTCCTCTGACTGAGTTCGCTGGGTATACTGATGTCCCAGGACGTCATCGTACAAAGCGGATTGGGTCGGTGAGCAGTTTTGGGGCGCGGGGTGGTGCGGCGTGGGCTTGGTTAGCCGGAGCGTG